AAGGTACAGCTATTGTTAATATTGATCTTAGTAAATGTATAAGTATTAATGTTAAATGACCTAATGAATGAATATAAACACCCACATAACAGAACTAATATATTTTTACTATGATATGTATGGTGAACTTTGTTTAATGAGCGTAAACTTGAACTAATGATAGATACAAAAACTTGGATAGAATATAAAAATAAAAACGGCACAAAGGTAATCGCTACCCCTTTTATTAATGGTATGGAAGACGGAATATGTCATATATTAAATAAAAGATACATAACCCATAATAAAATACAACGCTACGTAAGTGAGGGAATACACTTATTTTTTATTACTGGGGATGACAAATTACATTTATTAACGAGTGAAGTGTTTTTAAATCAAGTAACATTATAATGGAAGAGCTAATAAAATCAATAAGACTAAGAAAACAATACAATAGTATGGACTTTGAAGAGTTTGTAATATTAGTACAGGAATATATTAAAAAACCTATTCCTAAAGAAGATATTGAACATTGGAAATTTACAGGACTTAATAATACTGACTTTATAGAACATGCAATAATAAAGTATAAGTAATGGAAGAACCTAAAGTTTACACATTAGAAGAGTTAAAAGAAAAGCTAACAGAAAAAGAAAAGAATTTCTGCCATGAGTATATCATAAAATGGAATGGTGCAGATGCGGCAAGAAAGGCAGGATATAGCGAAAACTCTGATAGAAATATAGCATCAGAAAACTTAACAAAACCGTACATACAACAATATATTGACTTTATCAAGAATGATTATGAAAAAGAAGCCAGTATTACTAAGCTTAGTCAGATAAAAGGATTTCAAGATATATTAGATAAAGATGAAGCAAGTTACAGGGATAAAATATCTGCTAGAGTAGAATTAAATAAGATGTTAGGATACTACGAACCCGAAAAGATTGACTTATCTAATAATGGAGGTAAGATAAAAGGAATTACTTTTGATGAATGATATACATAGATGACAATAACAAACTAAATCTATCTAAGCTACACCCTAACCAAAAAGCTTTTATTAAATCTAAATACCTACATACTGGAATAGTAGGAGGTTATCAATCTGGCAAAAGCACAGTAGCAGCAATTAAAACAATCATACACTTATTACAACACCCTGGCGTTCCTATAGCATATTATTTGCCTACTTATGGGTTATTTGAAGATATGCTAATACCTAAGCTTACACAGTTATTTGGGGCTCTTAATATCAAGTTTACACATAATCAAAAACATTCTAAGGTTATAACACCATTTGGTGAAATATGGATGAGGTCAATGGATACACCTGATAGAATAGTTTCTTATTCTGTTGGTTATTCTGTAGTTGATGAGGTTGATGTAGTACACCCAAATAAGAGAGATGATGCAATGAAGCGTATTGCAAGCCGTAACTCATTTAAAAAACCTACACCTAATCAAATAGACTTTGTTAGTACTCCAGAGGGTTTTGCTTATATGTATAACTTCTTCGAAAAGAATAACAACGAAAACAAACTACTATTAAGACTAAGCACATTAGCCAATGAAGATAATTTAGCAGGTGGTTATATTCAAGGATTAAGAGAACAATATACAGCCGACCAATTAAAAGCTTATTTAAATGGTGAGTTTGTTAATCTTACTTCAGGTACTGTTTATTATAAATTCGATAGGGATATTAATAATTCAAATAGAATAGCAAAAGATAATGAGATACTTTATGTAGGTATGGATTTTAATATAGGTAATATGTCTGCAATTATTCATACGGTAGATGAATTACCTATTGCAGTTGATGAACTTACTAAGGTGTATGATACTGCCGAAATGTGTAAAATACTCGGTGAAAAATACCCAAAGAATAGAATAATAGTTTATCCTGATGCAAGCGGCAGAGCAAGAAAAACAAATGCAAGCCAAACAGATATTGAGATAATAAAACAAGCCGGGTTTATAGTTAAGGCTAAACCAACTAATCCACCAGTAGACGATAGAATAAAGAATATGAATAGAATGTTTTGCAATGGTAAAAACGAAATAAAATATAAGGTTAATACTATAAAATGTCCTGAATATACAGAGGCATTAGAACGCATGCCATATGATAAGAATGGACAGCCAGATAAATCAAGCGGGTTCGATCATTTAACCGAGGCAGGAGGGTATTTTATTTATTTTGAATATCCGTTAAAACGTAAAAAATCAGCCATGTATTAAATAAAATATGTTTTGTAACATAAAATAGTTAACTTTGTAGACAATAATATTATTGTATGGCTACAAAGACATTTGATCAAATTGTAAATATAATCAAGTCAGGCCGCCCTAATTGGGTAACTAAGGCCATTTTAGAACATAAGCGGCTTAACGTTCATATTAACGGTAAACATACTGCCGCCTACCTAGAAGTAATTGATAACATTGAAAATCCTAACCAATTATTTTTAAGAAAAAAATTTCTAACAACAAACAGGCATATATTAGCTAACATAGCTAGACCTATAGATAAGGTATTTTCAGCCAAAGGTGGAGGTAATCTATACAATCTTAATACCGATGCTAAAAACAAAACCTTACGTGATAGATTGAGTAATATTAGGCATGGCAAAGCTATTCGTAAATGGATAAAAGATATTCAAGCTAATAAATATTATTCTGATCCTGCCGGGTTAGTTTTCTTTGAATGGAATAAAACAAAAACATACCCAACTATTAAATCAATTCAATCTATTACTAATTACGAAAGTGATGGTAGAACTTTAGAATGGGTATTATTTGAGCCAACAGAAATAAAAAAAGAAGGTGAAGAAGATGTTAAATTACATAGGTTTGTTGATGATACCTTTGATTATACTATAATAGAAAAGGATGGTCAATTCATACAATCAGAAGAATTAACCTTTAAAAACCCATTTAAACAAGTGCCTGCTATTATTAATTCTGATATTATTAATTCAGATTTAACACATAATGAATCCCCTTTCGAGGTAATTATAAGTTTAGCAGATCATTATTTAAGGACAGGAACAATTAAAAACCTTAATGAGTTCTTACATGGATACCCTATATTTTGGCGATATTTAACCGACTGTAAAGCATGTAAAGGAACTGGATTTATAGGAGGTAAAACATGTCCTACATGTAACGGATCAGGTAAAAACCTAACCAAAGATATAACAGATGTAATTCAACTAGAAAGGCCAGAAGCCGGCGAACCTGTATTAGCTCCTGATTTAGCGGGTTATGTAACTCCTGATATTGAGAGTTGGAAGGAAATGAGAATAGAACAGGAATCCGTAAAGAACTTAATGGAGCTTACTTTATGGGGTTCGAAGATGGTAGCAGATGCTAATAATGAAACTGCTACTGCTGCATTCTTAAACGTTCAGCCTGCTAACGAAAGATTAAACGGTTTTTCTGATGCATTCGAGGATATGGAAAAGAAGATGACTGACTTAATAGGCGTTTTCTATTTAAAGACATATGACGGCTCATCTATTAGTTATGGCCGTAGATACTTAGTTGAATCACCTGATGCAATTTGGGAGAGATACGAAAAGGCAAGGAAAGAAGGTGTTAGTAAAGTATCATTAGACTATTTATTAATACAATTCTATCAATCAGAATATAGTAACGATATACAGAATCTAGCAATAGCGCAAAAGAGTATAAGATTAGAGCCATTTATACATAAAACAGATGAAGAGCTTATAAAATTACCTGTAGCTGATGATGATAAAAAAGCAAAGGTATATTTCAATGAATGGTTTAAACAGTTATCAATACCTGATTTACTAGGTAAAGATGTAACTATATTACAAGCAGAATATATAAAGTTTTTACAAACTAAAACAATAAATAATGATACAGACGTATAATGAATTTAAAGCAGTTCTTGATAACAAAGGTAAGGTTATTGAGAAGAAACAAACTGAACGTGGAACAGTTCGTATTAATGAGCAAACAGCAAAAGTAAATAACCTATACACTAAAAGTACAGGATTACTTTATGAGTTGTCAGAAACACAACCAGAAGTAAAAAATAAACCAGGTAGAAAACCAAACGTAAAATAAAATGATAAATGAAACTACATGGCAGGAACTTGCCAAAAGAACTGGATTAGCAGTCGACAAACTGCAGGAAGCTATTACCTCAGAAAAAGAGGAGACTATTGAATTAGTGCAAATGAATATTTTATCAGATACTGAACTTACAACACTTAAAGAAACTGTAGGTAAAGAATCTGCTAAAAGTGGAGCTAAGACAATGATTGAAATGGAAGTAAAAGCCCTTAGAGAAAAGCATGGGTTAGACTTCGAGGGTAAAACAATTGATAATCTTATTAACGCTTATTCGGCTAAACAGATAGCAAGTGCTAAAATAGAACCAAATAAGAAAGTAGATGAATTAAATAGTTCACTTGAAAACCTTCAAAAGAAATATGAAACCGATTTAGGAGTAAAAACTAATGAAGTTACAGCACTTAACAATAAGTTAGGAGAGTATAAAGTTAATGGTGATTTAGCAAAACATTTGCCAGAAGGATTAACAGGAATTGATAGTAATGATTTCATAACGATTGCAAAAACTGCCGCATCATTTGAATATGAAGATGGTGTATTAGTAGTTAAAAAGAATGGGGTAACTCAAAAAGATAATTTAGAAAAGCCTATCCCACCTAAAGATTACTTAACATCTTTTGCAACTAATAAAAAATGGTTAGGATCAGAAGGCCGAGAAGGTGGAGACCAAAACGGTAATGGTTCAGGATCATTTAAAAACATGAATGAAGTTTACAAACACATGGAAACAAATAATATTAATCCTATTTCTGAGGCAGGTAAAAAGCTAATTGCTGATTTTAATAATAATTAAAAACAAATATTATGGCAAGTTATGCTGATAGTGTATGGAATGCGGCTCAATATAAGTTGAGTGAAATGATGAATATGCCAGAATTTAAGGCTAAACCATCTGCAGCTTTGAGCGTTTTCATGAAAAACACTAATTTTTTAATTCCCGCTTCAGAGAGGGAAAGAATGTGGAATCAGAAACCTTCTGACCAAACCGCGGTAACGTTAAAGACGTTAAATAAGCAAGCAATTACAACAGGTAGTGCACGTGCACACAATCACACCGGGAGTATTAACGATAGCTCAACAACTACAGCGAGCTATACAACTTATGTAGCTAAATTTAAGTATTCAATTAAACAAGCTGATAGGAATGTATTTGAATTAGGTGAAGAAATAGCAGCACAAATTAGATCCGGTGCTATAGCTCTTAATTCAGCAATTGAAACAGCTTTAGTTTCTTCTTTAGATACTAATCGCTCTCAATCTGTTATCTCATTAACTCCACAGTCGGGTACATGGGATGCTACTAATTTTTGGTTTGGCGTTGCTAACGGTGAGGATGATTTTTATTTCCAACGTATTCAGGCTTTCATGGTAGAACAATACTATGCAGGTAATTTTGATGTTGTTAATAATATCGGTGCATCTATTAGAATGGCTCAAATAGCTCAACAGGGACAAGGCAACCAAACTAATTTAGGTTGGCAAATACCAGGTCTTAACACAGTAACTTCAACAGCTTTTGCTAATGAGACTGGTTATGATTATATGAGTTATATCATTCCTGAAGGAACAGTAGGTGTTTTACCTTGGATTCCTAGACTTAACAGAGACGGATTTGGAGATACATTCTCTAATGGTGGTTCTTATTCTAAAATGTCTGATCCACTAGGCTCAGGTCTAGAATTTGCAGTACACCAATATGCAACAGGTAGTGATACTTCAAGTGCAGCAGGTGAGACTCAAGATGTAGACGTACAGGTTGAAATGTCGGTAGATTTAGCTCCAGTATATGCTCCTATGAGTACAGCTAATGCAAGCCCAGTTTATAAAACAGGTTTACTACAATAGTTATGAAAAAGTTATTTATACTATTGGCTTTAGTCATTGTAGCAATGACAGTCAATGCACAGAGTAGAGGTAGAGTACAGACTATTGCAACCGATAGTTTAAAAGGTAATAATAGTTCAGTACTTGCGACAATCCCAATAACAGGCTCTTATGAAAGTTTGTTTATTGAGATAGCAGCCACTAGAGTATCAACAGCTGCCGGAGGTGTATTTTATCTTCATGCCGGATTATCAGAAACAACAGCGCAGGAGGTTAATTCAGTTAATTCTAGTGTTGAGTTTATGGTAAATGATACTATGACTACTACAGATGTAGCAACGCAATATTTTAACATACTCGTAACTAATCCGGGATCATCCAAATATTTCATTTATGGAGATGGTGATGCTAATGATACGTTATCAGTTGTAACTAAAATATTACTAAAGTGATAAACATCACAACAATAAAAACAGCAATGTTAGGGGTTAACGGTTGGAAACAGTCGTTACTCTCTAACGCTCCTGTTATTGATGCTGATAATTTAGCTTCAAGTTCAGGTGCATTTTATAATAAAGATTATAGTTCATTGGTTACAGTTGATAATATCACAAATACATATGAAACAACAGGATTAACAGACGAACAGGTTAACACTTTATTAGATGAGATTGTAGAAGGTTCTGCATCGTTAGTTTTAAATGCTGTTTTTGGTAATGATGATTTTATACAAAACAATATACTTTATCCTTATGAATATGATTTTAACGAACCGATAACAAATGATACAAGTTTTGTAGGGTTTGAGATTACAACACCAAAGGCAAAGGATATACTAAACTTAATTAATAGGCTTACTTTAACATTTAATGGTGTAGATACTGTTAAAATATTACTGTTTAATTCTGGTAAGAAGTCGCTTGTTAATAGTGTAGAAGTTACAACAGTAGCAGATGATGAAACAAACCAAGAATTAACAGACTGGGCATTACCTTACGTAAACTCAGTAAATGGTGGTAAATGGTACATAGGATATTTAAGATCAGGATTAACGGCCGAAGCATATAACCGTAATTATGAAAGTGCTAATGTAAAGAATAGATTTTATTGTAGTTCATTTAGCACTATTCAAGTACCTGGTCATGATGTAGAGACTATGTTTGATGTTAATGATATAGTTTATACTGATGAAACATATGGAATGAATTTCGATATATCATCATTTAAAAGTTATGATTCTGTAATAACTCAAAATAAGAATAAATTTAGTAAGGCTATGGGGTTGCAGGTTGCTGCCTATGTATTAGATATGATAGCCAATAACAACCGATCAACTACAATTGAAAGATCAACAAAAGAGAATGCTATAATACAATTAAACGGTTTCGTAAGCGAGAATGTAAAACGAATTGGAATATTAGCAAGACTAAAAAAAGAGATTGATAATTTAAAGAAAACATTTGTAGAAGGCCAGGAACTAATGATTAATACTTTAAGATGACAGGCGTAGACATACCCATACAACAATTAGTTGATCTATTCGATAAGTATCTATGGACTGCCAATGATAACGACTTTAATGGTCGTATCTATGATAATGAAGATCAGAATCAAGGTATAAGGCCAGAACTATTCTTATCCGGCAAAGAGTATAAAGATAAATTACTAAATGATAAGGTAGATTCAACAGTCTTTTTTAGGGTTATTGATAATGATTATGAAGAAAGATTAGCAACAGTACAAATATATTTCTCTGTTAATTTAGAAAAGCTTTACCCAACAAAAACGGATAGAGCCGATGAATACGCAATTAATGATGCTATTAAGCTTGTTAAATATTCACAATTTAGAACCGATTCAATAGTAAGGGGTAAACCTGCTTTTGATGATTACTTTGAGGCTGATCAGAATAAGCACGATATGCAACCTTTTTATTTATTTAGAATAGATACAGAGGTAAGTTATACATACGGTGCATGTCCGGCAGACGAAACACAAACCTTTGATTTAGTTTTATCAAGTGGTGACGGTGGAAGTACTGACCCTGCAGAAGGGACATACACTTTTAATAAGGGTGATGTAACAGCCGTTTATGCTAATGTTGATACTGGTTATAGGTTTGTTAAATGGGTAGTTAATACTATTGATATAGTGAAAAATCCTTTATCATTAG